GTCTTTGCTGTCACGGTACTTTTTTTTTAGCGACCTTTTTGTTTCTAAATCTTTAAATGCCATTTGTTACACTCCTTTCTTTTGGCGGTTATTTGCAATAATATCCATTTCTGTGCTCCTCTATATACTGCTCAATTTCGTTTTTCTTAAAGCGCCAGAGCTTTTCAATCTTAAAAGCAGGGATTTTGTTATCTTTTGCAAGTTTTGCAACATGGTCGGGATTCATAGCGAGCAATCGTGCCACATACGGCACATCTACTACACACGGTATATCATCCCAATTGATGATAGGTCTTTCTCTCGGCATATGTACACCTCCTTAATTTTCGTTGGTAATTTTGTCTGAAACGATTTCGACTGATTCAACATCAGCAACGCTGAGAGCCAGTTTGAGCAGTACAACCTCTTTTCAGCTAAGTCCGTTTAATGGGACTGCAGTTGTGTGGTATTACCTACTGTTCTTTTTAAGAATTTCGTTAAGCCGCCGAACCGAATAAATCTTCGATAGATAAATCAGTTTGTAAAACCGACTTTAAGCGG